AATGCAACGACTACTAGGGATGACCCTATGAAACTAAGTATCTTAGTAAACATAGAACCATCCTAACTCGAACCATACATCAACCAGTGTTACCACTGCTGATGCTACGGCACCGAATACTATCCAGATAAATAGGTTATCTTTCATTTAACTATACCTCCCTTAGTGTTGAAACCAATCAACTCCTCCCGATTGGTAACTAGCATGTAGTTAGACTTATGCAGAGGAAGCACTGTAAAAACTTTTGACTTTGCTTCTTTATCTCCACAAATCATACAGGTATTGTATCCTAACTTTACACGCTTGTCATTAACTTCCGTAGAACAATAGACACAATGCGTCATTGAATACCTCCTTGAATTAAATTTAGAAACACGAAAAGGGAAGGCAGTATGAAACCACCTTCCCTGAATCGCTTAAGCAAGTTTCTCAATCTTGCTCTTAGTTGCAGTAGTACCGTTAGGTAAGAATGCTACATACGGTTGACCCCAACGATTGACTAAAAGCATTGCTTTCAAGTCACTAGTATTAGTGTCAGGTATGAAGAAGTTTACCTCGCACTTCTTAGCAGTACCAATCTCAGTCATAGTCTTTGCAAGAGCATCAACTGAATCAGCATTGAACTGACCATTAGGGTCAGCTTTAACAACAATCTTATCTTTAGTGTTCTTAAAGATAGATACATTACCTTCGTAAATCTTAGCCATGATAGACCTCCTTTGTAAAGTTCATAGGTTAAGTTGCTTTGGAATCCCGATAAACTCGGAACCCCGAAAGCCCGACCAGTTTGGCTCGGCGTCGGCGATTTGTCAAGTTTGGCCCCGTACACAGAGAAAGCGTAAAGTTTAAACAAGTAATTATCTACTAGGTGTTGGCACTATCTGAGTGTATGTTGTGGTTTATATTGGATATTAGATAGCATTTCCCTTTGTATCTCAACGTGTTGAGAGGAAGTATCTAGAATATCTAAAAGAAATTAGGTAATCCTTGGCTACCGCGTTTCCTATATTTTACAAGAGAAATGCTTTTGGTGAATGATGTATGTAAATTATATAGATATTTTAGATAGTTTAGATAGTTTTCTTGAGCACATATGGCACAAACCCCGTGTTTATAAGGCTTTACAGGTATCAAGATGTAAACTTTTGGTATCTAAATCTCTATAAGTTGTGTCAAGTTAGCGTTTAGATACTATATAGTTCCAAAGTTTACACCAAAAGTATCAACATCTTGTCAAGTTTAGTACCAATACCAGTTGTAACTTCAGGTAATGGCGAGCCAAAACCCCCCGACGTATGGGATAACTATTATTAAAAAACAAATAAGAACCAAAACCTACATCGATCTAGTTGTTTGTCTGTGGATTGGGCACAAAAAAAGAGGGAACCCTGTTCGGATTCCCTCAGTTGTTTTAGAAGTTCCAGCTTAGTTGTTGCTTTCTTGCTGGATTGTAAGAGATCATTACGTCTTGTGCTTCGATCTCTGGATCATGCTTCAGCTGGAATGCTAGATTCTTCGCGTCAGCTTCTCTGTAATACCATCTTGAGTAAAGGTTTCCATATTCAATCCAATCTACTCGGTATTCTCTTTTACTATCCTTCATTGACATATCATTGTCTCCGGTTAGGTGGGGAGGGAGTTACCCCTCCCCTGTTGCGTTACGCTAACTTAGTCACTTTGGACTTAGTAGCACCCTCAGCCTTAGGCGGTAGGATTGTAATCCTAGGATTACCGTATCTGTCCGCCATTAGTAGAACATCAGTTCCACCGTCAGCCTTGAAGAAAGACCATTTATGTAATGGCATTTTCTTCGCCTTGCTAAGTTCCTGAGCCTTGGCATACAGTTCCTTAGCGTTAGTTGAATTCCAAGCGCCGTTTAGGTCGCGCTTCAGGGCAATCTCACCCTTGGTGTTAGCCACTAAGCTAACATTACCTTCAAAGATTCTACTCATGTAGACCTCCAGTTGTTTGGTAGTATTCCCGCTACCTGTTCGGGTATCAACGTTTTGTTGATGATTCCAATATGGGTTAAATTTACAGGTTTGTCAAGTATGCCCTATTTACTAGGGTTTTATCTATTGCCTATTGACTATATTAAATTGATTGACAGGGGGGGCACATGGACACGCGACGCACCCCTCCCCCCCATATAAGTAAACCTCACATAACAAGACCCAAAAAATCAACGTGTAAAGTTTCACTTCCGCTTGACAGCTAGGTAATTTTGGGCATAATCTTTCAGTTATGGATACATTGCCCTTGAAACACACGAAGTGGTCAGACCGTTTAGCTTTCGATACAGCACTAATGTTAGAAGGCAGCGGCGAGACTTTAGATGAAGTAAAAGACCGGCACAAAGTTACTGCGTCGGATATACTTGTATTCAATAAAGACCCTGTCTTTCTCAAGAAGGTAGAAAGTTATAGGGATGAAATCCGTGATAAAGGCATGACCTTTAAGTTAAAAGCTCGTGCTCAGGCGGAAGAATTACTCACAACATCTTGGAGTTTAATCCATAGTCCAGATACTTCGGCGGCAGTGAAGGCAGACTTAATTAAGTCAACAGTCAAATGGGGCGGGCTTGAACCTAAAGGTGATGTAACTACAGAGGGGACAGGCGGTGGAGTTAAAATTACAATCAACCTCGGCGGACAAGAACATGCAGCCACTGTTATTGACGCAGAGCCAGTTGAAGAAACAAAAGCGATTGAAGATTCTCAGTGAGTTCGGCGGGACTTTTGAAGGCCACAAATCTCAATCGTTTGACAAGTTAACTGACTATGACAACTTTACTTATGAGTTGTTAAAATTAGGTATATCATATAAAACTAAGATACTGAAAAGACGGCATCAGCCGACTCAGTATGTTGTGTTATTAATAAATGAAAAGGAGGCAACATGATTGTATTTGGTCATACACCTCAAGAATGGGTAAGGCGAGCGAAGCTCCATAAAGGAGTTATTGTTGCAGTAGTGATTGCGTTCATTCTTGGCGGAATTATTATTTAATGAATATAAATTACACTCCAACTAAAACCTGTCGAGAGTTCATGAACTCTAATTCGAAGATGCGTGTCCTTATGGGGCCTGTTGGTTCGGGTAAATCAGTTGCGAGTTGTTTTGAAGTTGTGCGTCGGGCGTCGATGCAGAATCCAAGTAGTAATGGTATTCGTAAATCACGAGTAGCGATTGTCCGAGAAACTGCACGTCAGTTGCAGGATACGACAATCAAAACATTCTTGGATTGGTTTCCGCCCGGCCCATGTGGTAACTTTATGCGTACCACCAAGACGTATTTCTTTAAGGTGGGTGATGTAGAATGTGAGATCATGTTCCGTGCGCTAGACGATGCGGATGATGTTGCAAACTTGAACTCACTTGAATTAACGTTCGCATGGTTTAACGAGTGTCGGGATATTCACCCTGACATTGTTGATGCGATGTCTAAACGTATTGGACGTTTCCCTTCGGCTAAAGATGGTGGCCCGACGTGGCATGGAATGTGGGGTGACACTAACCCTCCGACCATGGACACTTGGTGGTACTATCAAATGGAAGGACTCGATGCAAAAGATGGAGTCAGTCCTAATGACAACGGATGGGCTGTGTTCAAACAGCCGTCAGGCCGCAGTGCGTTTGCTGAGAATGTAGAAAATTTACCAGACGGATACTACGACACACAGGGTCGTTCGGAAGAATACATCCGTGTGTATATCGATGGGGAATACGGGTTAAGTTCTGCGGGACAACCTGTGTATAAATATTTTAGACCTGACTACCATATTGCGGCGCAACCTATTCGTCCAATCATAAACGGAGTACGTCCGATTGTAATCGGTATGGATTTGGGGTTGACACCGGCAGCTGTTATAGGGCAACAAGACCCTCGCGGGCGGACGTTGATCTTAGACGAAGCTGTGTCATTCGACATGGGCATTCAACGTTTCGTCCGCACCATTCTCAAACCAATGATATTTGAAAGATTCTCAGCGGCACCTGTCATCGTGATATGTGACCCCGCAGGTATTCAACGAGCACAAACTGATGAACGAAGTGCAGTTGATATAATTAAAGCAGAAGGTTTACGAGTTATACCAGCTAAGACGAACAGCGTGTCAGCACGTTTGTCTGCGGTGGATGACTATCTGATGAGGCAAGTTGACGGTGATGCTGCGTTCCTACTTGACCCTAAGTGTACACAGCTTAAAGCAGCCATGATGGGTGGATATAGATTCCATCACAAGAATGGTAACATCGAGAAAAACAAGCATTCGCATGTTGCAGAAGCGCTACAATATCTTATGTTACACATCAATCATGCTAGCGATGCAGCGTACATTAATCAAAAAAGAGCAATCAAGAGGGTTGCAGCAGCGGGCTGGACTTGATATTATATGCGTGTCATCCGACGTTTCATTGACATTACCTTCTTTAACCCTCTATCGATTTGCCCCGGTAGAGGGTTTATTTTTGTGTTAGACAAAATCAAACTTGTGTGTATACTATGATCTATATATACTTATTGGAGGTTGATTATGAATTGCGGACAAGGTAAACCTTACAAGCAAATACAAGTCAAAGTCCGAAGCTACAAGGACGGAGGAGTCGTGTATACTGATAAGAACGAACCCGAAGATGTAGTCAAGATGAAAGACTTGGAAATTTTGGAAAAGAAAAAAGAAAAACAAGACTAGAGGTTATAGATGCTACAGGTGATTGATAATGCTACTCTAACGAAACGCGAACAAGAAATGCGTGACAAGGCGCTCGCTGAGCGTCAAGCGGATAGTGTTGTCCTTGGAATTACCGGTTACCTCAGAACTTGTTGGGACGCAGCTAAGCGTTCTAAAAAACCAATCGAAAATATTATGCTTCGAGGATTACGCCAACGTAATGGTGAATACGAAGCAGATAAATTAAAACAGATTCACGAACAAGGTGGCTCTGATATCTACATGATGATAACAGAAGTCAAATGTCGTGCAGCAGAAAGTTGGTTGCGTGATATACTCCTCGACCAAGGAACCCCACCTTGGGACTTGCAACCAACCCCTATTCCTGATTTGTCACCTGACCAGACTGCAGAACTACAAAATATTTTTGCAGCTGAAGTTATTAAGATGGTACAGGATAAAGGCCAAGCACCTACACCTAGTGATATTGCAGAGATGAAAGAAATGCTCGCGCAAGATTACAGGTTTAAGTTGCTGCAAGATGCAGACAACCGTGCGAAAAAAATGAAAGTTAAAATTTCCGACCAGTTCGCACAAGGTGGATGGGGAGAATCGTTTAACGAATTTATTACTGATCTAGTTACATACCCGTGTGCTTTTCTTAAGGGGCCTGTCGTTCGTAGACAGCGTAAGTTAGGTTACACGAAAGACCCTGATGGTAGAACTACTGTCGAGGCAACTGAAGTAATTGCACCTGAGTTTGAACGAGTAGACCCATTTAAGATTTATCCTGAGCCGGGTGTTACAAATATCAAGGACGGTTATTTATTTGAACATCATCCACTAACTCGTTCAGAGTTGGCGGATATGATCGGCGTACCCGGATATGATGAAGATGCTATTCGAAAAGTTTTAGAAATTGGTAATGGACAATCTTGGGTTAGTGAAGATGTCGAATTACTTAAAGATGAAGAAGAACGTAAGTTCCATACTGAGTCAAGACCTACCGACATTTATGACGCTCTAGAGTTCTGGGGTAAAGTCAGCGGTAAGATGCTTGTTGAATGGGGTATGGATGAAGAAGAAATTGAAGACCAAGCTCGTGAATACGATGCTAACGTATGGATCGTAGGTAACTACGTCATTAAGGCTGTACTTAATTATGATCCGCTAGGTGAAAAGCCTTACGCTAAAACATCATTCATTAAAGGGCCGGGTTCATTCTGGGGTAAAGGTATTCCAGAAATCATTCAAGACTTGCAGAACGTATGTAACGCATCTGCTCGTGCACTAATTAACAACATGGGTATTTCATCAGGCCCTCAAGTAGAAGTTAATCTTGAGCGTATCCCGCCTAATGAAGATATTACTCAGCTACATCCTTGGAAGATTTGGCAGGTAACTAATGATCCGTTTGGTTCTAGTTCTCCTGCAGTTCGGTTTACTCAGCCAGACGATAATGCAAATACATTAATGGCTGTATACGACAAGTTTAGCAAATTGGCTGATGACCATTCAGGCATTCCCTCTTATGTTTATGGTGACCTGAATGTTCAGGGAGCAGGACGTACTGCATCAGGGTTATCTATGTTGATGGGGTCAGCCGGTAAGGGGATACGTCAAGTAGTTATGCACATTGATAGTGACATTATTAAGCCTATTGTTCACCGTCAATTTGTGTATAACATGCGATATGATGAAGATGAAAGTATTAAAGGCGATGTTGATATCATGCCGAAAGGTGCAGTTAACCTTGCTGTCAAGGAAACTGTCAACATGCGTCGAATTGAGTTTCTTAACGCAACCGCCAACGAAATCGATATGGAGATCGTTGGTAAGAAAGGTCGTTCCGCGATTCTTCGTGAAATTGCCAAAGGGTTGCAAATGCCTGTGGATGACATTGTTCCATCTAGGGAAAAAGAAGGTTATCAGGATAAAGTTAAGGCTGAGATCATGGCTGCTCAACAGCAGGCAGAAGCTCAAGCTGCACAGCCTGATGGCTCTCCCAAGGGTGGAATGGAAGCAAACACAGTTGGCAACGGTGGCGCAGGGAGGGTTAGATGAAAAGACCTGAACTTGAAGTTGTCAAAGCAGTAGCTCAAATTGTTAACCAATATCCTGAGTTCGCAAAGTTTATTCAGGAATGGGGATCAGATGAGTTATCGCGGCTACCAAACGCTACACAGAATGTGGCACTTGCACAGGGGCGGTGTCAGGTTTTGTTAGAGCTAATTAAGCTCATAGTAGAGTCCCCTGAAATGGCGGCAAAGTCAAAATGACAGCCTGCTTTTAATTACGCACACCGATAGGAGCGATTATGGGAATACCAAAGCAAGTTCAAAAACAGTCTGAGGAAGTACAAGCATTGTACAAGGAACTCAACGGCGAAACAGAAAACGTACAGGCACAAAATGCCGAGGCATCTGTAGTACCTGATGGGAAACCTGTAGAACAGCCTTCCAACAGTGTTAATGAAAAGGCACCTGAGTCTGAGGTTTCTGAGCAAAATCAAACAGACACTAAACCAAAAGAAACTTGGGAACAAAAGTACAAAACGTTACAAGGTATGTATAACGCAGATGTTCCGCGTTTAAACGCGCACAACCGTGAAATGCAAAACCGAGTAGCCCAACTGGAACAATTACTTAGCACTATGCAGAATCAAGTCCCTGCTCAGCCTGAAGTATCAAACGATCCGTTAATCACGGATGCTGATGTGAAGGAATATGGGGATTCGATTGACGTTATGCGTCGAGCAGCTAGGGAAGAAGTCAATGCAGCAAATGGGCGTATTGCACAGTTGGAAAAAATGATCGCGCAGATACAAGGTGTTGTGCCTCAAGTACATCAAGTACAAGCACAGCAGAAAGCATCTAGCGAACAAGCGTTTTGGTCTGGACTTTCCAATGCGGTACCAAATTGGCAAGACATTAATAACAATGCAGACTTTCAGTCTTGGTTGTTAGCAGTCGACCCTCTAACTGGTATTAGTCGTCAAACGTATCTAGAAGATGCGCAAGCTAATCTAGATGTTAAACGTGTAGCGAGTTTCTTTGCGGCTTGGCAAAAGGAATTTGGAGTACCCGAAACTGCTCGTGAGAACCGACCAACTTCAAACTCTCAGCTTGAGAAACAAGTTGCACCGGGACGTGGACGTTCTGGTAAACCTACAACTCAAGCAAGTCAGAACTACTCCCCAGCGGATATTTCGAAATTTTTCGAAGATGTTCGTAAAGGAAAGTTTAAAGGCAGGGAAGATGAAAGAGGTCGAATTGAACGTGACATTTTCGCTGCACAGCGGGAAGGTCGCATCGTAACTGCTTAATTAAAAGGAGGTCATTATGGCTTTTGCAGTATCAGGGGGTCGCCCCGATTATAGCGGCAATTTCATTCCAGAAATCTGGAGTGGGAAGCTGATCGAGAATTTCTACGACGCTACAGTGCTCGCAGCAATCTCGAACACGGATTATGAAGGTGAAATCCGTCAGATGGGAGATACGGTTAATATCCGTACTACACCAGAAATCACCATCAAAACGTATGTTAAGGGACAAACTCTTGCAGTTGAAAACCCTGACAAAGCGAAACTTCAACTTGTTATCGACAAAGGTGAATACTTTGCTTGTGTTGAAGATGACGTTGACCAAGTTCAGTCTGACATTGCACTGATGGATCAGTGGTCTAAAGACGCTTCCGAGCGTATGAAGATCAAGATTGACCAGCGTGTGTTGACTGATTTGTTGCCCGACGTTAGCTCAGCCAACAAAGGTGCTTCAGCTGGTCGTATCTCTGGCAACCTAAATCTAGGTGTTGCAGGTACTCCATTGTCTCTAACTAAGTCGAATGTTATCGATTCTATCGTCGACGCAGGTACTGTGTTGGATGAGGCTAACTGTCCTGAACAGGATCGTTTCCTTATCATTCCAGCTAAGATGGCGGGTCTTATCAAGCAATCAGACTTGAAAGATGCTTCTATCACTGGTGACAGCACTTCACCTTTGAGAAACGGTAGACTTGGTATGATTGACCGATTCACAGTTTATGTATCTCACAACCTGTACAAATCAGGTGCTGAGTTCAGCTGTATTGCTGGTCATAAGATGGGCTTCACTTTTGCATCTCAGATGACAAATATGGAGACTATCCGTTCAGAGACTACTTTCGGTAACATCATCCGTGGTTTGCAAGTTTATGGCTATAAAGTAGTTAAGCCAGAAGCTCTAGCAACTATGGTTGTAAGCGTATAAGGAGGACTGAACTATGGCTACATATAACGATGGAAAAGGTTACCAACTTGGAACTGGTGCAGCTCACGTTGCAGCAGGTATCAATAAGGTATCCGCAATTACAGTAGACTTGGACTTTGCAGCAATTACTACTGCACGTTCAGCAGCAGGTCTAACAGCACTAGCTGCAGGTGATGTTCTAGAAGTTATCAAAGTTCCAGCTAACACGCTGGTTACTTCGGTAGTTCTAAATGTTACTACTGCAGAAGGTGGCACTCTTACGGTTGATGTCGGTGACGGCACTGACCCTGATGGTTACCTTGATGGTGTTAACGCTAATGCGGCAGCAGCTTACTCTCTTGCTCCGTCAGCAGGTACTCCTACTGGCTACGCAGATGGTAAGTATTACACTGCAGAAGATACAATCGATGTTGTTACTGTTAACGCAGCAGACGCAGCGGTTATGTCTTTGACAGTTGTAATGGTTGACTGCTCTTAAATAGATTGGGGGGCTTCGGCCCCCCTTTCTTATAGGAGGTAAAATGTCAAATATAGATGAACACGGAGTTAAAGCGATACAACTAACAGCAAGTGGTGTTGTTAGTGCAAGGCGAGCTTATGTAAATAAAGTTGTTGTTTACCACCCACTATCAAGTGATTCTACATATAACTTTTATGATTCTGCTACGAGTTCCGTTTCAGGATTAACACCATATGTCTATCAGGTGTATGGAAAAAGTACAGATTATTTGGATATGCCCGGAGCAGGTGTATTATTCCATAACGGGATATATGCAACTGTTGAAGCTGGTACTACACTAACTGTGTTTTTTACGGAGGCATAGTATGGCTAAGCAGATTGATAAATCTAAGATGGCTTGTAACAAACCCCGTAATGATAGACAGGGCGGAAAAAAGTTTGTTGTGAAAGCATGTCAAAACGGAAAAGAAAAAATTATCCGGTTTGGTGATGCCAATATGACTATTAAGAAAGACCAGCCTAACCGCCGTAAGTCATTTAGAGCGAGACATGGTTGTGATAGTAACCCTCCGTCAAAAATGACAGCACGATATTGGTCGTGTAAAAAATGGTGATATTATGGCTACTAAAGACGCATGTTATTTTAAAGTAAAGAAAGCGTATAAGGTTTGGCCTTCTGCTTACGCATCAGGTGCGTTAGCTAAATGTAGAAAAGTTGGAGCGTCTAATTGGGGAAATTCTAAAAATAAGAATACAAAGACGTCAAAACGTGGTAAAAAAGGATAAGATATGGCTGTGCGCAAAACTGAAGAAGGAGCAAAGCTTAAGCGCTGGTTTAAGGAGAAGTGGGTAGATGTTCGTACAGGTAAACCCTGCGGTCGTAGTGAAGGTGAAAAACGAGGTACACCTTATTGTAGACCATCTAAACGAGTATCTAAAGACACACCTAAAACTTCAAGTGAACTTACTGCTTCTGAAAAGAAAAGTCGCATCGCACAAAAAAAGAGTTTGGGCCAAC